AATTTCTGATAAAACTTTGGCAGCAGCCATTGCCAATGGAGTGAATGATAAAAGCCTAAAAACTTTGATTAATAACTATAAACTTTTAACTGCAGCACAAGAAAAGTCAGCAGCAGTTAGTGGCGTAAAGACAGATGTTGCTCAATTTAAGAAAAATACAATGCAAGAAGCAAGACTAAGATCAAAGTATAGCGTAGAAGATGCTTTTGCAATTTCATCAGATCAAAATCTACAATCAATGGAAACTGTAATTGCTTCAGCACAAGCAAAAATAAATAGGTTAATAGCAAATGGAGCAACAACACCAGAAATAATTAAGGCGCAAGCAGAACTTAATGACTTGGTTTATCAATTTAATGAAAGACTAACTCAGTTAAAATCTACTGTTGAATTTATGCAAGGTTTATTTGATAAAGGGTTTAGCAATGCTATGCAGGCTTTTGATGTTCAAGAAACAGCGCTAAACATACAATTTAAAATAGATACAAAATCAAAAGATACGGTAATAAAAGAAGCACAAAATGAAATTGCAGCAATTCAATATCTAGTAGACGATAAAGAAGCAGCATTAAAAGGTATTGAAGATCAAGAACAAAAAATTAATGATAAATATGATGAAAGAATTAAGGCTTTAGATGAAGTAGAAAAAGCAAACGCTTCTATTTCTAATCAGCAAAAGGGTCAACTAACTCTTGCTGAAGCATTAACGTCTGGAGATATTGCAGCAGCAGCAAGGGCTGCTCAAGATATGAGAGCCCAAGCAGCAGCAGATGCTGTAACAAAACAAAAAGATGCTATAGAAAAGTCTAGAGAATATGAATTATCTAGAGTAACTCAGGGTGGCAAAACTAGACTACAACTTGAAAAAGAAATCAAAGATCTTCAAGATAAAATATTTAAAATTGAAGAAGAAAAACTAGAGCCAGCACAAGAATTTATTCGTTTAAGACAAATACAATTAGACAAAGATATAGAAGGACTGACAGTTCTTGGCAAAACAAAAGATGCTTGGGAAGCAATTAAAAATCAAGTAGACCTTGCATTAATTAAGAGTGCTGCATTTGTTGATTCTATGAAACTTGCACTAGAGACTCAAGCAAAACTTATTGCAGCATATCAGGCTCAACCAGGGAATACTTCAAGCAACTCTGGTACAACTGCAACACAAGGTCCAGGTCCATTTGTTCCAGATCCAAAAGCATCAACTGAAGAAAATAAAAAAGCAGAAGATATTAATAAAGCAGCATTAGAAAAGGCTGCAGATTATGCACCTGCTATTGCAGCAGCAGCATTTCACCCAAGCGCTAATGCAGCAATGGAAAATGGAATAATCGGGGCCCTGTCTATTGCATCACAAATAAAAGCAGCAGCAATTGCTGCAGCAGAAGCAATTAGTGTACAAAATCAAGCATCTAATCTTTCTAGATTTAAGGCAAAAGAAGCAGCAGATCTAGCAGCAGAGCAAGCAGCAATAAATGCTAAGGGCAGAGTAGGAAGAATGAATGGTGGAATAATTCCTAAAATGTTCTCCCTTGGTGGATTTGCTAAAGGTACAGACACAGTTCCAGCAATGTTAACTCCAGGAGAATTTATAATGAGTAAGTATGCTGTAGATACTTATGGCGTAGATACTATGAGAAAAATAAATAATGGCGAATCAGTTGGTGGAGCAGTGTATAATAATACATATACATTAACTGTTAATGCAAAAACAAATGCTAATCCAAATGAAATTGCACAAGCAGTGATGTCAACAATTAAACAAGTTGATGATAGAAGAATTAGAGGGGTGTCATTAAATGCCAGAAATTGATCCAAGAGTCACCTATGTCCAGGGTCGTAAGAAATATAACAGACCAAGCGGAATGCTGTGGTCTGAAAACTCTGGCACTCTTAAAGATGGTTTATATATCCCATACGGTTATGAAGTTGGAGTAGACCCAGAAGATGTTGAAGATCAAACCCTTCTAGATCAATTCTTGTTTATTACTGATGATAATAGACAGCCCCTTGATTTTTCAGAAGAAAGAATTGAAAAGCGTGAAAGAATGATTAATGGTCGCATGAGATCATATCACATTGCAGATAAAATAACACTAAGTACAAGTTGGAATTTAATTCCGTCTAGATCCCATGCAAACATTCCAAGTTTTGATACTGCTACTGGAGTTTCTCCATATGTATCCTATACAACTGATGGAGGCGCAGGTGGAGCAGATATGCTTGAGTGGTATGACTCACATAAAGGATCTTTTTGGGTATTTCTTGCCTACGATAGAAAGGGTATATTTAGTGGAACACCAGAACCATACGACCACCTTGGACAATACAATCAACTTATAGAAATGTTTATTAGTGATTTTTCATATTCTGTTGAAAAAAGAGGAACTAAGTTTGATTACTGGAACGTCTCAATAACTTTGGAAGAAGTATAATGTTTGAAGATAAAGAACTGCAAACATTTTTAGAGACTTCTCCGACGGTACGAAATAAGTCAATAATAACAGCAGAATGGAACATGAACATACCAACCAATATAAAACATATTGGTAACTATAGATATAGACCAACAGAGTCTTCTTCTCTTTATGTTTCACTTCCAACAAGTTTTGATATTAATGATGCTGGAAATTTTTATACAGGAGCGACAGATGCAGATGTTTTAGTAGATGGAACATTTGACAATGACGACATTCCAACAACATTTTTGACAAAGAAGGAAAAGTTAAAAACTCTTTATTCTTTAGAAGAATGTTTTAATCAGTTTAGACCAAGGTCTGGAATTAACAAGGCAGTGTTCTTTGAGAACGGGAAACTGCACCACCCCAATCTAGTCATGGCCGACAGACCAAGATACTATATGCCAGATAAAAATGATAAGTTTAAGTACTGGACTTCATACAGAACAGAGTCTGGTCAAGAATACGGGATTGCCTCAAAGGTAAGAGGTTCTCAAAACTCTATAGAAGATGCTTGTCCTTTTGTTGTCTATAAAGAAAAGATTCCAGCCAATAGAGTTGTTGTTAAGATGCAAACTCATACTGGAACAGAAAATCTAGGCCCCTTTTCGTCCCCAACTGGAGCATTTTCAGATCCATTCTTTGGAGAGTTAAATCAAAAGGTTCCAACTAGATGGAAAATTCAATTCCTAAAAGATTCAAACTGGCAGGATGTTATATCTTTTAATCCAGCAATACGAAGAGCAGACGGATCATCCGTCATCAAGAGTGATGGATATGTTGAAATAGCCTATGGACTAATTGTTCCAGATGAATGGAAAGCAAATTTTGTTTTTGCAGAAGTATATTCAAGTATTTCTTTGCTTCCTGAGCAGTCTGTAGTTGGATATGCTTATCTTATTAAAGAAAATGAAAACGATATAGGCAAGTTTTATATTTGGGACGGTACAGATTATACAATCATAGCCCCAAAGTATGGTTGGTATATCCAAGATGAGACAGTAGACAGACTTACAAACTTTGTAGTAGATGCTACATCTCCAAATGTATTTACTAAATCTTTAGATGGAAAAGAACAGTATAGAGAGTTTGAATACATCTCTGGAATTAGAATTGTTGTTGACTCAATGAACGTAAAAGACTCAACCTTTGACCTTATAGAAATATCTCCAAGACTTGTTTTAAATGTATCTGATAAAACTTTAGACTATTCAATTAATAAGAGTGCATCAGATCTTGGGCTAAGTGGTTTACCAGTTGCACAGTTAATTGCATCTAATGGAAATATTAATATATTTGATTATGATCAAGCATTTAATGAAAACAATCAGTCAAGTATTATAGCAAAATATATAAATAGACATGTTCAGTTTAAGTTTTATGAAGTAATTGTTGATGTTGCAGGCTGGGATTACTGGGTTCCAATTAAAACACTATATGCCGATTCATTTCCTAAGCAGGATCTTATGAATAAAACTGTGTCCCTTTCCTTAAGAGATATGTATTGGTATCTAGAATCAATAACTGCACCACAAATATTAATGACAGAAGTATCTGTAAGTTCTGCTGTTTCTCTTTTATTAGACCATATTGGTTTTTCTAATTACACATTTAGAAGAGTGGCAAATGAAAAAGAAACAATAATTCCATATTTCTTTGTTGGTCCAGATAAAAGTGTTGCAGAAGTTCTTCAAGATTTAGCGGTATCAACTCAAACTGCAATGTTTTTTGATGAATATAATAACTTTGTTATGATGAGCAAAGACTATATTATGCCAACAAAAGAACAAAGACCAACAACATTTGAACTTAGGGGAACTAACGATCTGTTTCAAGATAATGAAATTAAAAATAAAACACTTGCAAATGCTAAACTTGCAAACGTGATTTCTGTATCTAGCCAGACAAACAATGTCTACAATGACGGAGTAATTAATTACACAACAAGACATATACAAAGATCCATTGGCTCTTTAAGACAAGCAAGCCTCTTAGATGATGAAAGATTTTACACTTATAAGCCTGCTCTCTTGTGGGAAGTGTCTGGAACAGAAAATACAAAGTCAATAAATAACGAAGTAAACAAGCAGTCTGCATATGTTCTTAGCGCTATACCACTAAACTCTAATCTTTCAGCAGATGTGCCAATTGTAAAAAATAACATTGTAATTAATAATACATTTAGTCTTGGTGAAGCAGCGTATTGGATTACAAGATATAATGGATATTTTTATTCACAAGGAGAAATTATAAAATATGATGCAGTTCAATACAACGTTACTGGTTTTGGAAATGTTTGGATAACTTCTACAGAAGACTATCAAAATTATTTTTCTAAACTTCCATTCAATGGAAAGATATATCCAACTGGCCTTGTAAGAATTTATTCTGAACCAAAATATTTTGAGCAATCTGGTGTTATTAGATTACAAAATGGAGAAGTTCAAAAGCATGGTCGTGGACAATTTGGAACTACTGTTGTTGCACACAATGCTGGAATTGCTGATTACTGGAAATCAGATGACAATGTTAAAGGTTGTTACATGTCATCAGAGTATTTGTTTCAAAAAGATTTAACTTTACCTGCAACCACCGTTGCATTATCTGGAAAGTTAACTGACTCTGGAATATCCTCTGATGCTTTAGCAAGAACTTCATCTAGAAGCGGAATTATTAAAAACTTTCTATCAACCTCTATTGTGGGAGAGATAACCACAAATACTCAACAAGTTCCAGGCTCAGTTCAATCATCAGCACTTTCTTTGACTGGTCCAAACTTTGCTACTAAAGAAAAGCCAAGAAATTTTATTTCATATGTTCATAAATCATTAGAAGGAAAAAAGTATAAACACTTTGGAACAAGATTAAGAATTATTGGCAAGATTGAAAGCAATGAAGACCGTGGCCAGACAACTAATGGATCTTCAACTTATTATGTTGTAAATGGTTCTACACCAGATAAAAATATTAACGTTGCGGGTGGTTCTGCTGGAATTGCAGTAATGTTAAATCCAACAACAAATGTAGGATATTATTTTGAGATAGCAGCACTTGGACTAGGTAATTTGTCAGAAACAGATAGACAAAGCGTTAGTAATGTTTTTTTCTACAAAATAAAATCTGATAATAGTAAAGCAATTCCTGTTGGCCTTTGGGATGGTCTTGCTACAATTACTGTTGATGATGGAAGATTTACTGGGCAGTCAAGAGTTTTTGCTGAGGAAAATCCAACGGTATATGATTTAGCAGTAGAATATGAAGACATAGGAAAGACAAGAAGATTCTACTTATACATTAATGGCAAACTAATAAAAACAGTAGATGATAATGATCCACTTCCTATATACTCTAACATAGCATTATTTACAAGAGGATCTTCAAGAGCAATGTTTGAAAATGTTTATGCACTATGCAATAACTATTCTCAAAATACATCATTCTCTTTGGGCGCCCCAGTAAATTCTGTATTTGGAGATTCTGAAATTGACGCAAATGAGTCTTTTAGAAAATATGCAATCAGTGGTTTGATACAAAATACATATCTTTCTGGAATTGGTTCGTCAGAACCTCCAAAGTATGACATATATTTTGAAGAGTTTGGAAGCATTATGAGAGAAGCAGCAGTGTTTAATTTTAAATATGATAAGGCTTATCCAGCATTAACTGCAAAAATCTCTCCAACATTTAATAAAATAAAAGGATATGTCGTTTCTGGTTTTAGAGCAGGATCATACAGTGCTGAGTTTATGATATTTAATGCAACAGACACTGCCCTTAGTCTAGATGAAACAAGTGGGAACTATTTAAGAATTCAGGGAATTACTTTTACACAGGAGTCAGATAACAACCTAACAGTCGATGAATATTTTAATAAGAATACTCTTGAATCAAACCCACAGTTTGTTGCAGATAAATTAATTTCAAATCCTTTTAAATTTAAACAAGATTATCAAGATATAAAATTAAGCAGAATGACTTATGGGAAAAAAGATTTTTCATTAACTACTCCGTATATTCAATCACAAGATGAAGCATCAAACTTAATGAAGTGGATGGTTGAAAAAACATCAAAGCCAAGAAAGTCTATTGGAGTTAAAATATTTGCAATCCCTACAATTCAACTTGGTGACATAGTAAGTTTAGACTATCAAGAAAACGGAATAAGTATGGCATCAAATGCATCAAGCAGGTTCGTTGTATATAATATTGATTTTTCAAGAGGTCCAAGTGGTCCAGACATGACAGTATTTTTAAGTGAGGTTCTATAATGACAACAAGCGCAACAGCAAATCTTCCATATCCAGAAAGTGCATCTCAAGATAACTCAGTAAAAATTGCTACTCCAGATTTAATTCTTTTAAATGATGAGGCCATGTCTATTGAAATAATGACAGACCTTATATTTGAGGATATTGGAGGATATGAACTTGCCACTATATCTAGACATGACCTGGTAAATGGACAAAAAGTTATTTATACACCAATTAAAAATTTAACAGATCTATATTTACAATACAATCCAAACAATGTTTTAAGGCTACAGGCATCTGATTCGTATCTTAAGTCTTTATCTTTATCTATATTTGACCATCTACCAGTTTGTGGTACAGGATATGACCTGGTGGATGGGGTTAAAGTGCCAAACTGTAAGTCGGTATACATAGATCCAATAAGCGGAGACCTAGTTATTAACTTAGTTAATGTCAAAGAGGGCGAGCAAGCAGAAATTAATATATTAAACAGTGGAAGTGTTTTTGATGATACAATACATAGTGGGAGTAATTAATGATAACTAATATAGGTAAAAATCTTTTAGCCAAGTATCTTGTGGGTCAGACACAATCGTATGCCTCACACATTGCTGTGGGCTGTGGGCCTAGCCCAGTGGCTTCTGATGGGGGTGTTTTTGGAGACTATGCACTAAAGAATTCTTTAGATTTTGAGATGTTTCGTGTTCCTATTATTTCTAGAGGATTTGTAAATGAGGGCGGGATAGATAAGGTAGTATTAACAGCAGAGTTGCCAACAGAAGAAAGATATGAGATTACTGAGGTTGGAATATTCTCTGCTGCGTCAAACCCAATTGCTGGATCTTTTGATAGCCGAACAATTTATTCTTTTGCAGATACTGACAACTGGCTATATCAACCATTTGGTTCTGCTGCAATTGATATAGAATCAAAATATGAACCACTCGATGGTGTTGCAGAAAACGGTATTATAAACCAGTCCCTCAATGTATTTAAGACAAATGCAGACAATAGAATATTTACTCAATCAGATAGAGTAACAAGAAACGAAAGATGCAGATTTTTAAATAATATTATTGCTATAGTTGGAAATGATTCAACCCTTACAAGTAACCAGTTAGGTAAAATTGTAGTTGGCACTGGATCCAAATACATAAGGCTAAACAATACAGCAGTAGATCTTACAAAAAATAGTCCATTAGATGAACTAAGATTAGCATTTTCTGTTGTCAACAAGGTTGCTAACTCAAATACAGTGCCAGACAATGTTAAAATCTTATTGGAATTTTCTTATACTGGCCTAAACTCTTCACAAGAGTATGCAAGGTTTGAGGTAGATATTGATGATATAGGATACTCTGCTGGAACAGCAGCAAAAGAAACAAATTTTGCTTTAAACAGATATGTTGTTGCTACAAAAGCACTTAAAGATTTAAACAAAACAGATAACTTTGACTGGAGAGAAGTTACTGTAGCAAAAATTTATGCTTGCGTAACAGAGGCTGGATTGCCTTCTGACTTATTTTATGTTTGTTTAGATGGGCTAAGACTTGAAAATATTACTTCTACAAATTCTTTGTATGGACTTACTGGATACTCTGTAATTAAAAGTGTAGGCGCAAAACCAATTATAAAATCAGCAAACACAACAAACTATATTGAGTTTAGATTTGCCTTGGATGTTGGATAATGGCAGACAAAGGAATAAAAAATGTTATTATTAAAAAAGATTTACTTGGAAAAGTAACATCGTCTAATTCAAGAGTTTTAAGATTTAGATTAATAGCAGAAGATAAAAACAGAAAGTCAGCATATTCAAAAATATTTATTCTTGGTTCTGAGGCTGTTGTTACTGGTCCAGGAGATCTTAATATTATTGGTAATACAATTTTTCTAAATTGGGCAGTAGGAGAGGTTTCAATACAAATAACCTATGATATCTTTGTAGGGTTTGATGGAGCAACTCCGTCTTATCTAGGAACATCTGGATCACAAAACTATTCATTTTTAAAAACAGGAACACAGTCAGTAAGGGCTATAGTTCAAATATCATCTATTAATCCAGCACTTACAGAAAACTTAGAAGTCTATGACTCTGGAATCGTAAGTCTGGTATAATTATAGTATGGCAATATTACCCGTACCAGAGCGAGGTCAACCACTAGATGTAACATATATCTATCAGATTGTTAAGGCTATTAATGATCTCTCTGTTCAGGTATCACCATCAGCATATAAATATGTAACCATAGACACGCCTAACGCTGGAAAGCAAAGCGTAAAAGCATCTGAGGCAAGAATCATTGGTGGGTATGTTCAAGTTACAACAAGCGCAACACAGACTGCTGGATCTTCTCAGCCATTTTCTTATGATTTTTCAAGCGAGTTTAAGTTTGCACCAGTGGTAACAGCAACACCAGTTAACGTTGGAAATACTGATGCTGGTAAAGATGTTACAGTTACATTAAAAAGTGTCTCAACTTCTAAAGTTGAGGGTACAGTTAAATTTAATGCTGGAGGCGACACAAGTATTGGTATTAATCTAATAATTATTGGAATACCAAATTAATGATGTCATGCAAAAAATGTAAGGGAAGAATGTTCATAGATAGGCAATATACTGAGATTAACCATCTAGAAGTATATTGTATGACTTGCGGAGTAAGAGTATTTTTTCATCCACCTAGCCACACTTTGGAGGGACAATGGTTACTAAAAAGGGAACTATTGAGAGCGAAAAGTACAATGAGTCACCTGTAATACCAGGTAACAAAAAAGTTTGGTTTCTTAATGGAGACCTAGTTAGAATACATCACTACAATCACTCTAATGGAATAATGTCTGTTTATAATATAAACAAGGATCAAATTGAAAGTTGTTTAATTAATGATTTTAGAAATAAAAGAGAGCGAGCATACACGGTAGGTCAGACTGCTGATTTAGTTAATCGTCATAAAAAATATATGCCATCACTAATGAAACGAGGAGTCATTCCATTTCCAACGGGATCTCAAAAAGGTGGAGCAAGAGGGTTTCAGGTAAGATCATATTATTCAGAATCGCAAGTAAAAGAGATACGTGATATACTTGCTTCATATCATATTGGTCGACCAAGAAAAGATAAATTAATTACTAATGATATTACGCCTAGTAAACAAGAGTTGACACGAAGAATGGGCGATGGTATACTTACTTATAGGAAAACTGAAGATGGACGATTTATTCCAATCTGGAACGAATCTATTTAACGAAGGGTATAAAATGGAAAACGAAGAGACAAAGGTATCCGTTACACTTGGGTACACACTTAACCTTGGCAACTTTCAATCACTAAGACTTGATCTTGGCGTTTCAGATTCTCGCAAAAGTGGAGAAACTGTTGATCAGGCTTTTGAGCGTGTTTACAAGTTTGTTGAAGATAAACTTACAGACAAAATTAGGGAAGCACAAGAAGAGGCTGCCGAAGCATAATGGTAGAACGCAAAGACCGTATGGCTTTGCTTTCAAGATACAGTAAGTATCATACCGCAAGGTACGAATCTAAGCCATCCCTTAACTTAAATGTAGAACAGTGGGCCTCCGATGCTCTTGTTGAATCATACACACTACCAGGGTGTTACGATATACTTGAGTATTACTTTTCAGTTGCAGAGAACCCTTCTTGGAACTACTTTGCATATAACGCAGAAAAAATATTAAAGGCACAAAAAGATAATATAAAAGACAGTTTAGAAAGAGCAGAGCGTAGAAGAATGGCAAAGGAGTGGCTAAGTGAATAATACAGAGTCAAAACTTATTACAGCAGTACTTAAAGATAAGCAGATGCATGTTCTACTTCAAGCCAATGTTGATAACCTTTTAAGAACCCACGGAGACATTTGGGAGTTTATTCGTTTATATTTTGAGGCTAATGCATCCTTGCCTCCAGCAGAATTAGTTACAGAAAAGTTTAGAGACTTTGAACCAGTAGCAAGCGTGGGAGCAACAAAGCACCACCTTGAAGAACTTCAGGGTGAATATTTGAATGATAGCCTAAAAGATATTCTAAGGTCGGCAGCAACAAATGTTCAAAATAATCAGGGTGTTGTTGCATTAAATGATTTAATTACAAAGACATCAGAATTAAAAAAGAATACATCTGCAATTCGTGATATTGATGTTACTGATCTTGATTCTGCCGTTGCTTACTTTGAAAATCTAAAAAAGCAACAACTTCTTGGTCATGTTGGTATTAAGACTGGACTGCCAGGGTTTGATAACTATCTTCCTTCAGGAATTATGCCTGGCCAACTTGGAGTGTTTTTAGCATATCCAGGTATTGGAAAATCTTGGTTAGCATTATACTTTGCAGTTCAAGCATGGAAGCAGGGGAAAAGCCCTCTAGTCATTAGTCTTGAAATGTCTGAGACAGAAGTTCGTAATCGTGTATTTACAATTATGGGTGAAGGTCGTTGGTCTCATAGAAAATTAAGTAATGGCGAAGTTGAGATGGACATGCTAAAAGAATGGCATGAAAAAAATCTTAAAGGCAAGCCAGAATTTCACATCATATCAAATGACCAGGGTGGGGAAATTAACCCCTCTGTTCTTCGTGGAAAGATTGATCAATACAAACCAGACTTTGTAATCGTTGACTACCTTCAGTTAATGGCTCCTAATCAGAAGTCAGATAATGAAACGGTACGAATGAAGAACCTTTCAAGAGAACTTAAACTAATGGCTATTGGTGAAGAAGTGCCAATTATTGCTATTTCTTCTGCTACACCAGATGATGTTAATGATCTATCTTCAGTCCCTACACTTGGTCAAACTGCATGGTCTAGACAGATTGCTTACGATGCAGACTGGGTGCTTGCTCTTGGCCGTGGGACTAATAGCGATATCATTGAATGCGCCTTTAGAAAAAACCGTAATGGGTTTATGGGAGATTTCCTAGTTCAATGTGATTTTGACAAGGGATACTATCGATATAAAGATTTTGAAGATAAGTAGTTATAATATGATATGTCAGAAAACATGGAGTCTTTACCACCTACGTTCTATCATCATAAACCTATAAAAAAGTTTTATCTTGATGGAGTAATTCATGACGACTCTATGATTGGTAGACTTAAAATAGAATATGTAAGATTATTAGTCTCAGAAATGAAACTAAGCGGGTATGTGCCAAGGCTTGACCTTGACCCAGACTTCACTATACGATATAATGATAAAAAGAACTTTTACGAATTTGAATTATCAATACAGGCAGTTTACGCAGGGAAAAGGAAAAGCGAATGGATAGCAGGAATAGACGGAACGAATCCAATCTTTATACCGCAGACCAAGTTAAAAGAGTCCTTACAGGATCGGGTATAGATATTGAGTCTGATTTATCAGATAACTATATAGTCTTTTGTCCATTTCACAACAACCACAGAACCCCAGCAGGAGAAGTACATAAATCAAACGGTTTATTCTTTTGTTTTTCTTGTCAGAAAACAGCAGACCTTCTTGAACTAATAATGCATACTTCTGGAAGAACCTATTTTGAATCAGCAAGATATATCAAATCAAAAGAAAAATTAAGTAATCTTGTTGATGACATAAATAAAAGCCTAATAGTTGAAGAAGAGTTTAAGCAATTTGACATAGATATATTAAAAAGACTTTATAACAATTTAGTTTTATTAGATAGACCAAAAAATTATTTTAAATCAAGACACATAGAAATGCAGTCCTGGGCAAAGTTTTCACTTGGATATTCTGATAAGCAAGATATGGTTACCGTTCCAGTCCATAGCCCAGATGGGATTCCAATTGGATTTGTTGGAAGATCTATTGAGGGAAAAGATTTTAAGAATACTCCAGGACTTCCAAAAAGTAAAACATTATTTAACTTGCATAGAGTAAAGAAGTCTGATAGAGTGTATGTAGTGGAGTCATCATTTGATGCAATAAGGCTTGACCAAGTAGGTCTTCCAGCCGTTGCAACCTTGGGTGCAAACGTATCAAACATACAAACAGAATTGCTTCAAAAATATTTCAATAACATTATTGTTATTGCCGATAACGATGAGGCGGGAGGAAACATGAAAGATAGGATAGTTGAAAAACTTTCTACTCGTGTTTCTGTTATTAAACTAAACAATCAGTATAAGGATATTGGAGATATGCCAGATGAAGAACTTAAGAACTTAGAGTTCCAGTTTGACAAATCAATATCTCTTATGCTAAACTAAGATAACAAACAAAGGAGAAATATATGAGCGTAGTAAAGGGACTCAAGAACATCAATGCCCTGCTCGACAAGCCAAAGTATGAAAACGACGGGCCAAAGTTAAAATGGCTAAAACTCGCTGACGGACAATCAGTTAAGATTCGATTTATCGAAGAACTTGATGAAGACTCAGCAAACTATAATGAAAAGCGTGGATTAGCACTTGTTGTTAAAGAGCACGTAAATCCAAAGGACTACAAGCGCAAGGCTGTAGACACACTGGAATCTGAAGGCCGTGACTGGGCAGAAGAAATGCACCGCAAGGATCCAAAAGCAGGTTGGCGTGGTCGCCTTCGCTTCTATTGCAACGTATTAGTTGACGATGGAATTGAAGCACCATATGTTGCAATCTGGTCAATGGGTATTAGCAAGCAGTCATCATTCAACACAATTCGTGAGTATGCTCTTGAAACAGGAAGCATCTCAAACGTAATCTGGAAGTTAAAGCGTAATGGTCAGGGAACTGAAACTAATTACACACTTATTCCAGCAGCACCAGATAAGGAACCATTTGCATGGGGAACAGTTGAACCTTATCCTCTTGAGTCAGCACTTAAGAAGATTCCTTATGCAGAGCAAGAAGCATACTATTTGGGCTTTGATGGTCCATCTGTAACTTCATCTACCAACGCAGATTGGTAATATGAATTACGTAGGCTTACATGTCCATACCCATTTTAGTTTATTTGATGGGATTGCTACTCCAGAAGAATACGTTGACCGTGCAGTTGAGTTAGGGATGCCTGCAATAGCCATCACTGACCACGGTACTTTATCTGGGCATAGGGAACTGCACCGTATTGCAAAAGCAAAGGGCATTAAGCCAATTCTAGGTCTAGAAGGATACATGTGTGCAGACATATCTGATACAAGAGATAAGTCTGAAAGAGAAGGTCAACAAGATCTTGTCTACAACCACATTATCCTTCTAGCCAAGAATCAAATTGGTTTAGAAAACCTTAACAAGATTAGTGAACTATCTTGGACAGATGGTTTCTTTAAAAAGCCAAGATTTGATTTTACTATTTTGGAAAAATATAAAGAAGGAATTATTGTTACTTCTGCTTGTCCAAGTAGTGTGCTTGTAAAAGCATTAGAAGAAGAAGAGTTTGCTCTTGCCAAGAAGTATATATCTTGGTTCAAAGAACGCTTTAAAGATGACTACTATATTGAAGTCATGCCTCACAATGATGCACAGATTAACAAATATTTAATTGAACTTGCAGATGAGTTTGGAATCAAGGTTGTTGTAACACCAGACTGCCACCATGTTGATCCATCACAAAAAGAAGTGCAAGAGTTTAAGTTGCTTATGAACACACACGGTAAGTTTTTAAAAGATGCAACATATGAGAAGTCAAAGAAAAAAGGCAGCATGATGGAACGCCTTGACTATCTTTATGGCGAAGACCGTCAGATTACATTTAATAAGTTTGATATTCACCTGCTCTCATATGAAGAGATTAAAGCAGCGATGGAATCGCAGGGGATTGATAGACCTGACATATACTCAAACACAATCCTATTAGCAGAGACAGTAGGAGACTATGGCATTCAAGAAGGATTAGACTTGCTACCAGTACAGTACAAAGGTCCTGACAAAGAACTTGCAAAGGCTGCATTAGAAGGTTTGGTAGAAAGAGGTTTGTCAGAAAATCAAGAGTATCTTGACAGACTTGAAGAAGAGTTAAAAATTATTAAAGACAAAAAGTTTGCCCCATATTTCCTTGTTGTAAGTAACATGATTAACTGGGCCAAGAAGGAAGAAATTATGGTTGGTCCAGGTCGTGGTTCTTCTGCTGGCTCTCTTGTTTGCTATGCTCTAAAGATTACAGACATTGATCCTATTGAGCACAATCTTTTGTTCTTCCGTTTTATTAATCCAGAACGTAATGACTTCCCAGATATTGATACAGATATTCAAGATACTCGTCGTGAAGAAGTTAAAGACTATCTTGTTAGACAGTATCGACATGTTGCATCCATTGCTACCTTCCTTGAGTTTACTGGCAAGGGAATTGTTAGAGATGTTTCACGAGTATTAAATATTCCTCTATCAGATGTCAATAAGGTTTTAAAAACTGTAGACTCATGGGATGATTTCTGTACATCAAAATCAACAAGAGAGTTTCGTGAAAAGTACCCAGAAGTAGAAGTATACGGAGAACAACTTCGTGGTCGCATTCGTGGTACAGGTATTCACGCAGCAGGTGTAGTAACAAGCAAGGAGCCAATCTTTAGATATGCACCACTTGAAACAAGATCATCCACGGGCTCTGATGAAAGAATTCCTGTAGTTGGTGTTGACATGGAAGAGGCTGAAAGAATTGGTTTAATTAAGATTGATGCTTTGGGTTTGAAGACTTTGTCTGTTCTTAAGAATACAATTGACATAATTAAAGAGCGAGATGGAAAGAAGATTGACCTTCTTAAGATCAAGATGGATGATGCAAATGTTTATCAGATGTTATCAGATGGATATACAAAGGGCGTGTTCCAGTGTGAAGCAGCACCATACACAAACCTTCTTGTTAAGATGGGTGTAAAAAACCTTAACGAACTTGCTGCATCAAACGCACTTGTTCGCCCAGGAGCAATGAATACTATTGGAAAGGACTATGTTGATCGTAAACATGGTCGCCAAAATATATCTTATACACACCAAGTACTAAAGGAATTCACGGAGGACACTTATGGCTGTATTCTTTACCAGGAACAAGTTATGCAAGCATGCGTACACCTTGGCGGTATGTCCATGTCGGAAGCAGATAAAGTTAGAAAGATCATTGGAAAGAAAAAAGATGCTAAAGAATTTGATCAGTTTAAAGAGAAGTTCGTAGAGGGAGCATCCAAGTTTATTGCTCCTAATGCTGCTCGTGATCTATGGCATGACTTTGAGGCTCACGCAGGGTACTCATTTAACAAGTCTCACGCAGTAGCATACTCAACGCTAT